GTCATTTGTACACTTGTGAAGTGTAGAAATACAAAAAGCACCAGTTTTACCAGTACCAGATTGTGCTTGTGCAATCACATCTTTTCCTGATAAAATAACAGGTATAGATTGTGCTTGAATTTGACTGGGTGATTCAAACCCCACAGAATAAATGCCGCGTAATAAATTTGTTTTTAAACCTAATGAATCCCAAGTGCTTCCCATACACCATAATAGTTCAATTATGTTTAAGTTTTAATTTAAAAGATATTCTATATAGTTAATATGTACACGTTATCTGATATTAAACAAATAAAAAAAACAACAAAACACGTATTGCCATCTGAAACACTCAATATTATTGCAAAAATATCGAAATTGATTGGAGTTGAAACACAAATACCCATGTTTAAAATAGAAAAAGTACTTACGATTACACAACAAATTACTATTTTGTTGAATAAAATGACAGAAGATAATTATAAAGAAATAGAATCTAAATTAATAAAACTGATAGATACAAATCCAACTGAAATAGAAAACAGTACTACAATTATATTTGATATTATATCGAACAATGCATTTTATGGAAGTATATATGCTAGTTTATATATATCTTTAGTCAAACAATGGTCCATTTTTAAAGATTTATTTCAAGTACGATTAACTCAACATATGGAACAATTAAAAAATATACAACTAGTTCCATCTTCAGAATATGATGAATTTTGTAAATGTAACGAAATAAATGAACGTTATCGTACTTTTAGCCAATTTATAGTTCATTTGACACTACAAGGAATTGTAGACAATACTACTTTCCACACTTTTTTAAATTATTTAATTGATTTATTGCATACATTAAATAATAGTAAAGATAAATCAATTATGGATGAAATTGTGGAACATTTGTATTTATGTATCATCAAAAGTAAACCGATACATTCTAAATTATTTATTTCACGAGATAGGTTACATATAAGAGATGTATCAAATAAAGTAAAATTTAGGTTGTTGGATATTTTAGATATAATTTAAAGAATATAGTATTAGTCTATAGTATGAACAAAAAAATTCATGAGAACGACCTTGAAAAAGAAAAACAAGTATTTGAAGTAACACTACCTAAATATAATATTGAAAAAATGCAAATGTGCGTAGGTAATGCTTACGATTCAAAACCTAACATGAACAAATATAATATTTACAATGTGGATAAAAACACAAAAAAGGTAACCGAATGTGTTGGTTATTATGAACTAGAAAAAGGAACAGAAGTATTAGATAAAGATGGTGATTTTAATGTTGTTGCAATAGGCGAAAATGCAATAGAATTGTATCCTGAATTTGTCTCTGGGTATAGTTCTAAACCTAAAAAATCAAAAGAATCTAAAATAACTAAAGAAACACAACCGAAAAAATTACCTAATACTGTGTCTCTTTCGCCAAAATATGTTGTAGATGACCAAAAGTACATGCAAGATTATTTTGAAAACAAATATGATTTACCTGATGAACAAATTATTCCAACTTTTTTGAAATATGTAAAGAAACCTCAAGTATGGGCAAATGAAGTAGCTATAAGTTTAACTGGCATGTTTAGTAATGTATATATTATCATTGCAAATGAAGATTTGGAATATGATGAAACACAAGGTAACAAACCAAGCACAAGTTCTACCAAACTGATTGATTATAATATGACTATTTTACCTAGAAATGAAGAATTAGATTATGATAAAGACCGCAAATATGTAATCGTATCTTATAAATCACAAACACATTATAGGTTGGTTGAAAGTAATGGTAAAGTATATTTCTTGGAAACAGAATTGCCTAGACAAATAATAGAACGATTTTGCAGTAAACATCATCCATCTGAACAAATGCCAGATGGCGTTGATGAATTTCCAGTAAAAGTGATTGAAACTGCTTCAAGCGGGGATTGTTTCTTTGATTCTATTTATAGGGCAACTCATTCAGTAGATGCGAATGCATCACCCAATACATATTTAAAAGATGTACACAAGTATAGAGAAGAGATAGCAGATGGCGTAGAAAGTAAACCAATGACACAACAAATTATTATGCAAGCTTACAGAGTAAATGCAGTACAAGATGTAGATACTGCACGAAATAAATTTTATAATGATAAATTTGGTAGAAAAGCAACACCTGAAGATGATGCTGTATTCAAATATGCATATAGTTCAATATTTGGCGCCAACAAACATAGTGAAGATGATTTTTCGTTTGCTGAAAAAGAAACTATACTAATGACCTATTTAACATTATTGTATGATTTTTTTCCAGATGTTTCTCAAGAAAACCAAGATGAGTTTAAAGGTGTTTATAATGGTCTTTACGGAGTTGGTAAAACCATGGATATTAAAGATTCTCTAGATAAGCAACGAACCGTTCTTGCTAAATCATTTGGTCCAGACAAACCTAAAGAAAAAGAAGAAACAAAAGTAGATGAATTGAAAACTACAACTAAAATTGTTAAAAAACCTAAAGCACCACCTCCTGTTGTCCCTGTAGTTGACCCTGTAGTTGTCCCTGTAGTTGACCCTGTAGTTGACCCTGTAGTTGTCCCTGTTGCACCAGAACCGAAATCAACCATTGACGTTTCTTCTATTGCCGACCCAACGACCAAAACAATTGTAACTGTTTATTTATCTTCTGAATCACAAGAAGCAAAAAAGGCTAAATTAGGTGGTTATTCTGTAAAAGAATTAGAATCAGCATGGAAAGTAGTGAATGAAAGTAATCCAGATTTGTTTCGAGCAACTCCAGTACCTAAAAATAAACTTTCTTTCGTTGATTGTTTATCTGGAGATGTATCTGAAAAATGTGTAAAAGAACAAAAACAATCTAAAAAGGCAAAAGATAAAAAGGGTGGCAAATACACTCGTAAAAATATATAAATCTATAGTATGAATGAGATTTGTACTCATATAAAAAAATTCAATGATATGCCAAATAAATATGAACGATTTGAAATACAAATAGACCCTACAATGTATGAATGTCCACCTGAAGTAAATGAAGATATGAAAAACTTAACCTATGGTATTGAATATAATAGTGAGTTAACTATTCCTATTCGACTATTATTTTTTACTAAAACACAAAACGATTGTCTAGATAGATTTCATATTGTTATGACCCTACTTCGATATATGTTACAATTTCCTAATACATTAACTTCTGTACAAATTGATTTTGCGTTTACAAGTGTTCCAAAAGAATTACCAAAACAAAAAAATGAAGTTATAGGACCATCTACATTAAATACAGGGTATACCACAGGGAATCAAATTGTTGTATATAGGGAAGAAGAATGGTTAAAAGTATTTATACACGAATGCATGCACTTATTTTTGTACGATTTAGAATTAAGAGATAAACCTACAATATTATATTCATTGTTTCCTATTAGTAAACAAATAAATGTAAACGAATCATACTGTGAACTATGGGCAAGAATATTAAACTGTTGTGTAATTTCTGTAATGAATCATATATCTTTAGAACAATTGTTAGAAAAAGAAAAAAAACATTCATCAGAACAACTAATCAAAGTATTACGATATATGAAATTAACCTATCCACAGTTAATGGATAAAACCACAGATTATAAAGAAGAAACAAATGCGTTTGCTTATTTGGTGGTTCCAGCAATATTAATACAAGACCCTTACCAATTTGTAGTATGGTGTAAACAACATAATGAAAATATGTTACCTATTCAAAGTTCACCTGCATATGTTAAGTTAATTCAAAGTAAATATAAATCTCAAGATTTTTTACAATCTACCAATTCTAGTTTATCTACTAAAATGTCAATTAATAATATTCATTTATAATATGAAAACAAGGAAAAATAGTATAATTCCTAAATTACATATTATAAATGGTTACAAAGTGTTATTTGTTCCACGTGGAAAAGATATATTACATGTAGAATGTGTTATTCGAAATGGGTTTTGTACTGAAACAAAAAAAACGTCTGGAATTAATCATTTATTAGAACATGTTATGGTAAATGCGTGGAAAAATTGTAAAACATCTTGCAATGGTTATTGGGATAATAAAGGATATTACGTAAATGCTATTACAGATAAAACAACAATGAACTATTATATAAAAGGATTAAATAAAGAATGGAAACACATGATTAGTTATATAGCAAGCATTATTGACCATCCTAATATTTCTCATGAAAATTTAAAAAAAGAAAAACAAGCAGTTATTGATGAATTATTAACTTTTTCCAATGACCCGGAGAGTGAAGTACAAAATATGTTCAATAGACATTTTTATAAAACAGAAGGAATACAATATTCAGATGATTGGAAACTACAAATTAACAATTTGAAACACTTATCGGTAGATGATGTTTATGATATTTACAATAACCAATTCAATGTACAAAATATATTATTTGTTGTTATGGGTGATTTTAATGTATCTGCAGTAAAAACTTTATTATACCAACAATTAAAACATCCAAAACAAGAGAAAATACAATCGATTGATTGTTTTACATTTTCTCATGAAATTCTGTTTTCAAAACAAGATATTGAAAATACCAAAATATTGATTGGGTTTCCATGCATAAAAATTCATAATTACATTTATCTAGAATCTATCATGGCATTGTTACACATTTTATTTTTTAATGAATTTAGAACAAAAAAATCATTAGTATATGATATAAGCATTAGTTGTGACTTGAATTCATGTGGAACTACAATTTATATAGAGTTTGATATTCAAACTGAACATACAGAATTAACATTGGTTTCTTTATTCAAATACATTCAAATGTTACAAAAAACTCTTATTACGAATTTAGATGGATTTAAAAATCAAGAAATATATAAATACGTTACTAATAAAAATTCAATAATGAATTACTACACATCCTTAATTTATTCAGATGCACCCATGTATACTAAACCTCAAATTATTGAAAAAATTAAAAAAATAAAATCTCAAGAAATTATGAACGTATTGCAAGAAATATTTCAAATTGATAAAGCATTATGTGTATATCAATGTAAAAAAAATTTAAATTTAACTTGGGAAAAATTGATTTAATACATGTATATTTATACTGTATAATTATGGGAGTTCGTTATTTGAATAAATTTTTGTATGACCATTGTCCAAGAGGAATGCAGTATATAACGTTTGAACAATTGCGTGGTTCTACTATTGTAGTAGACATTTCTATTTACATGTATAGGTTCAAAGCAATTGATGAATTATTGTCATTGATACAAAGTATGTTACAAGATTTTATAACTTATAATATTCACGGTATTTTTATTTTTGATGGTAAACCAAAACAGAATAAAAAAGATGAACTAATCTTTCGAAAAGAACAAAAAGAAAAGGCATGGCAACAATACAAAAAACTGGTAGACGATAACTCTACCAACATACCACAACTACAATTGTTAAAAAAACAGTGCACTAAAATTAATATTGTAGATGTTGCCAACGTGAAAGAATTGATGGATAAATTAGGAGCAAAATATACAGTTGCTCCATATGAAGCTGACGAAGTATGTGCCAAACTATCGGTAGAAAATAAAATATATTGTATGAGCGATGATATGGACATGCTTGTTTACGGGTGCAATCGTGTTCTACGAAATGTAAATTTTACTACAAAAACGGCAACACTTTACAAACTCGATGATATTTTAGATTATTTGCAACTATCCTATAATGATTTCAAGCGATTGTGCATTGTATCAGGGACAGATTATTATAAATCCAACAAAAACATTTTTAATATTTATAAACGATATCAAAATTCAAATTATACTAATTTACAAGAATGGTTGAAATTACATTTAACCGTTAATTTTGAATTAATAGAAACAATTTGTCACGATTTTGACATTTCTAGTACAAAATATGAATATTTAAATGGAATTATACATACACTTAAATAAACACATTTCAATCTTTTTTAAATAAAAAATACAAAAAATTGTATTTTTTATTTTGGATTTATTTTTTGCAAATAAACAATTTAAACGACAGGTGCAACAGCAGGGACCATCTTCTTGAAGTGCTGGGACATGAACTTCTGGAGGTTGAAGTATGTGAGCTCATCCTCTGCCTTTACAGCAAGAAGCTTCTTGAGCTTGGCATCAGGGATAATCTTACGACCGTTGGTGACATCCTGAAGCTTGTTGGCACGGATGTACGCGTTAATCTCGCGGGTCACATCCGTACGAGCAAGGAGCGAACCATGGGGCTTGGAGAGGAAATCAGCAAGCTGGTCGCTGATGAGGGTTGGCTTTACAAAACCACTGGGAGCACGGGTAGCATTCTTGTTCTTGCGCTTGTTGCTCGACTTGAGAGCAGCCTTTAGCTCGCGGTCAGCACGCTTCTGGACATTGCGGATGTCAAGCATGACAGCCGAAAGCTGCTGGCGAAGACCGGTAAGCTTGGTCATCGCACTGGAAAACTCGGTAGAAAGGTCGGAGACAGACTCCTCAACAACAGGCTCGACTACAGCAGGAGCAGCTACAACTGGTGCGGATACAACTGGTGCGGATACAACAGGGGCAGGTGCGACTGGCTCAGTGACCTTAGGAACAGACTTTGACTTAGCAGGTGGCATTATACACTATATAGTAGTAGTTATTTAAGTTATTTTTAATTTATATATTTATCTGGATAAATGCGTTTAAAAATATTAAAATTATAAGAAAAAAATGTACAATAAATAGTATACTAAGATATGCAACCAATATCTTTAGCAAAAGTATATTTAAATATAACGTAAGTTTGGATACTATGTTGTTATTAGAAAATATGGAATCTTATAATAAACAATTTTTATTTTTGTTGCCACCTGTAAAAAATAATTTAATTATAAATAGTATATTTACACGTATTATTTATTCACCTCCTATGATTGCATTTAATGGATTATATTTGTCCATTCCATTTTCAGACTATACTCAACCAACTATATTACAAAAATTAAATGAAATAGAAAATGATATTTTATCGGTATATACATGTTCTTCTTCCAAAAAAAAAAATCTGCACATTAAACAACTTATATTATATAAATCAGCACATATAACAGATAAAATTGTTTTAAAAATATCTGGTATATGGGAATCTGAAACTGCATTTGGGTTAGCCTATAAACTTATACTGTAAACCCATCCGTTTGATAATAAAATGAAATGATATATTGAATGTATACAAAAATGAATAAAAAATGAGCTGCAATAACACCATTTTGTTGGTTACTTTTAGTATCTGAATTTGGTTTCAATACACTGTTAATTTGAATATTCAAAATAGGAGTAATAATAAAACATAAAATAATACCTATAACACGTGCATACCATGTCCACTGTGACGGCATAACATCTTCAGCAATATTATTACGGCTGTTGGCAATACATGCTATATATACACCTAAAATCATTAAAATATAAATAAACATAAATACACCTTGTTCATACATCCTTAATATTTTTTCAAATATAGATGTATTCAATGGCATATTTGTCAATGTACTTAATACAATCAAACATTGAAAAAAAACTCCAAACATATAAGAAATTGTCCCCCAAAACATTGTTTTATTGATAAACATTAATATTCCTGCAGTAATTTCTATAATTCCAAAAAATAAACTTGTATATATTAATATATCTTCTTCTTTATCCACATCAGGAAGTATTGACAAATTCATTATACTATAATTATAAAATAATATAAAGAATTATTACCAATAGTAGTATGTCGCGAGTCATTGGATACGTAAAGTGGTTTAATACTAAAACCGGTTACGGGTTTATCACGTATGAAGGTGAGGATATTTTTGTTCATCATGCTAATCTGACAGTTGAAACAAATCAGTACAAGTACCTAGTGCAGGGTGAATATGTAGAGTTTGTTAAGACAGAGCTTGAGAATGCCAAGCATAAGTACAACGCAACAGATGTTACCGGTGTACATCGTGGTCTTCTTATGTGTGAGACCCGTCAGAAGATGAAGGATTCGCGTGAAAAGTCAGAGTAGATTTTAATTTTGTTTTTGTATTATGACGTTGTAATATTCCCATACAAATATTAGGCAAAGTAGCAATAATGTTCATTACAGTTTTATACTGTAATGTACAAACGCACGAATCTTTTTCAAATTTTATACTATACCACCAATAAGAAGGTATGAATAACATTTGACCTTTTGTTATTGTAATTTCTAAAAATTTTACTTTATCTAAAGTTGTATTCCATACATGTTTTGGTGAATAATATAATTCATTTGCATAATCTTTTTCTGCATTCAAATATTTTTCATTTTTAGGAGGAGTTAATTTTATAGTAACAGACCCATTCGCTAGATAAATATAATTACGATAATGCGTATTGTATTCTAATCTGGTAGTAGACCCTTCAGAACCCATCAATAAATCATATGTAATGGATGCAACCATTGGAGGTCGTAAATAGGCATCGGTTGTAATATAATATCTAGATAACATTGTTTCATTTAAAAAATCAGAATTATGTAATGAAATATAATTTTTTTTATCGAATAATTGAAATGCGTTGTTTAGCGATATGATATTTGAATTGTAACTGGAATCGTATACATTCACATCAAATGCTTTATATTCTGTTAATTTTGAAAAAACAGATTGTAACGATTCATCGTAATATGGAAAAAGAAGTGGTTGGCGTAAATTACAAACCTCTTCTAATTTTATTTTAGACGGGGTATCTAGTTCAAATATTTCTAAATCGTTGCTGGTCGTTAATTGATATACTACATGCATATAAATAATAATTACGGTACAAATAGTTAATAATGTTATCAAAGTATTCATTATTAACATCGTATACTTGTTTTTAGACAGTTTTACGAAAAGGATATACCAGGAGCAAAACTAGGTGGAGGAGTACCATCTGTTAATTCATTCATCTTTAAAGTACTCTTTTTTTTACTAGGAGGAGGTTTAATATTAGCATTACTTTCCAATATGGTTATACGTTCATGTAATGATTCCAAATCCAACAATCGTTTATTAATGTCAGAGAATGCATTATTAAAGCATTCTAAATCAGGTAAATTTTCAGTTACATAGTTTTCATGGTTTCCTAATTTTGTTTCAAGAACATTTGTTGTTTTACTAAATTTATTTGCAAGAACTGAAATCTTGTGACCTAACATATATATAGCTTGTTCTGTTGTAATCATAGAGGGCTTAGACTGTTGACGAAAAACTTTAGAAGTAGGAGTAACGGAAGATTTCATAGTTTTGCTAAAGAATTAATATTTTTCATTTTAACTAATAATAATTTCTTGATATACAACAATGGAAACTGAAAAACCTAATTTTGTTAATCATGTTTTTAATTTTGAAACAGAAAGTAAAAATGAATTTGTAAATATCATACAATATTGCGTATTAGGTGTTGTTTTTATTACATTATTAAATAAATCCGTTCAGACATATTTACCCGATGTAGATAAAGATAAAGGAACTATAGCAATAGTATCTGAAATAGTTATACAAGTTATTATATTATTTGTAGGTGTAGTATTTATTCATCGTGTTATAACTTACATACCTACTATGAGCGGAATACCTTATGCAGATTTAAATGTAATTACTACTATATTACCTGTATTGATTATCATGTTAAGTGTTTCTAAATTAGGCGAAAAAGTATCTATAGTAGTTGACCGGTTCTTTCAAGAACCTCGTGCTACTCAAGTAAAACTTACACCTAAACAACCTATTAGCGGTAGTATGCCATCATCTGCTCCACCTCAAATATTACCTCCTGGATTGAATACATCCAATCCCATGGCAACACCTGAACCTGATTTCAACACCATGTTTTCAGGACCAAATACCACATTACAAAATGCACAAGAACCGTTTGAACCCATGCCATCCAATTTTGGAGGAAGTTTATTCTAAAAAAAATAGTGTACTATAGTATGCCACCTTTTTCAGCTCTTTGCACTCCTGCCAAAATTTATTTAATTTTATTAGTTCCAGTATTTATTTCCATGTTTTATAATAAAACTACTGTATGGAATATACTCGCTACATTAATATGGGCACCCATATGGACATTTGTATTGAATTGGTTATGCACAAAAGGGTATAGTATTGTTTCTTGGTTTTTTGTATTTATCCCTTTACTTAGCATGTTTGTTCTTGCAATTATATATGCAGGATTACTTATTAAAAAATAATGTTTAGGATGTTCATATTTATTTTTATTGATAAAATATATATGAATGAATTCATTGTATATAAAATACCTGATTTTAATGTTACTATAGACTATACAGCGTTTCAACCCTATCCAATAATTGAAGATGACTTTATTAATCAGTTACATGAGTATAAAGAATTTAATCTTCCTATTCAACAATCTACCCCTGCAACAGAAGAAGAGGTGAAACAAATTGTGCATGATACAGATATGTTGCCTTTATCTCTTACCACATATCAAATGTTTGTTCGCAATTTTATGTCCAATTACACACCATATAATGGTATGTTGTTATTTCATGGGTTAGGTACAGGTAAAACATGTTCTGCTATTACTATTTGCGAAGAATATCGTAATTATTTAAAAACATCTAGCAAACAACAACGTATTTATGTTTTATCTATGACCGATGCTATCGTAAAGAATTTTAAATATCAATTGTTCAATGAATCACATTTACAACAAGTAAACAATCGTTGGGTATGTACTAGTTGTGTAGGCGATAAATTTTTACAAGAATTAGACCCCTATCAACTTCTTCCAATGAAAAAAGACAGTCTAATAAAATTAATTTATGCGTTGATTGACGAATACTATGTTTTTATGGGATGCAGAGCATTTGCCAATGAAGTCGGGCATGCTATTGAACGTAAAACAGAACCAGGGAAAAAGAAATATATACAGGACCATTATGAAGGTGCAATGTTCGTCATTGATGAAGCCCATAACATCAAAGATGATACGTCTGAATATATAAGCTTTGCAAATTGTATTACACAAATTGTAAACTATACTACAATTAAATTATTATTGATGACGGCTACTCCTATATTTCACAATTGCCGTGATATTATTTTTTTAACTCAATTGTTAAACCGCAATGATAAACGTCCTTATATTCAAGATGCATCGGATATTTTTGATTCGCATGATACATTTACAGAAGGTGGAAAAGATGTACTCATTCAACATTTGCACGGTTACGTTTCCTATGTAAAAGGCGAAAATCCATATTCGTTCCCGTATCGTATTTATCCTGAGACACACTATACACATCCTGAAAATAGGGATTATACATTGGAACATTTAAAAATTTATCCAGTAAAGTTAAGTGAATTTCAATCACAAAAATACATGCAAGAACAATTGAACACACCTACTTCAGGCTTGGAATTAACCGTATTTAACATTTACAATCAATTAGCGATGATTGTTTATCCAAATGGAGGAAACATCAAAGAAGCAATGTTAATTAACGAAAAGAGTAAACTACCTGATATAGCTTACTTATCCAATTCGGAACGTTTTTTCGACCCTGAACAGATTTTTAAATATAGTGGAAAATTACACAAAATTCAAACTATTTTACAAAAATCAGAAGGTATTATACTTATTTATGTGCGTCAAATTACAGAGGGTATTTATCCCATTGCAGTTGCATTAGAAGCAATTGGATATAAATACAAAGATAAAACAAAACGAACAAATTTGTGCAAAGAATACAATAAAATAGACAATGGATTTTCTTATGTGGTATTGAATCCATCTTTTGCCAACGCATCAGTCAATATCCAAGATACCATTTCTCTTATTAACCAATCTGAAAATAAAGATGGAAATAAAATTAAAGTAGTTATTATTACGGATGCAACTACAGAAGGTATTGATTTCAAAAATATACGACAAATTCATATTTTAAATCCATGGTGGAATTTAAGTCAAATTGAACAGATTATTGGAAGAGCTGTTCGGTTTCGAAGTCACAAAGATTTAGAGTTCAACGACAGAAATGTTGAAATTTTTATGCATACGGCTTTTTTACATGATAATTCTGGACCTACTATTGATTATCGTATGTATTCTGACTGCGAACAGAAAGCAAAAAAAATAGGACAAGTAACCCGTATATTAAAAGAAATTGCGTTTGATTGTCGTTTTAATTCCATACAAACCCAAACGAACGAATCCTTGAATGGATTAACTGTTTATCAAACCACTTCTTCCGGATTAAAAATAGAACACCCTATAGGTGATATGCCCTATACAGTGTTAACCGATTACATGGAAGATTGTAATTATACGTGTACTACTGAATCTCATGAACCAGGAACAAAATTGTCAATGGATTATTTAACCTCCCATACAAATTCAGTGATACAACAAATAAAAGTATTGTTTAATAAAAATTATGTATATACTCGTGAAGAATTAATCGATGAAGTTCAATCTGTTGTACCTGAAGAAAAATTAGATTACGTATTGTCTCAAATGATTGATAATAAGATTCCTATTTTTGACAGATTCAACAGACAAGGTTATATTGTCAATATTGGTGAATATTATATGTTTCAACCACCACAATTAGATTCTAATATTCCAACCTATGAACGACGTATTCCAATGGCCTATGTACATGAATCTATCATCATTGAACCTGTAGAAAAAGAAAAACATGATTTAAATGTTGAAAAATTATTAACTACACTCAAATCAAAATATGATTTGAGTGAAACAGAAGGTACTCAAAAATTACGTGCAGTTGGGGATGAATATTTAGTGTACAGTGCGTTTGAAGATTTATATAAAAAATTAGATACGTTATTACCTATGAAAATGGAAGAATGGAAAGAAGACAAACGAACAATTTATATTCATGCATTAATGGACCGGTTAACTGATGTAGAATCGTTAGAATTAGCAAAATATCTACATACTCGACCGTCGTTGAACGATTTTGAACATCAATTAAAAGCTTATTATAAATTGTTTGAAGTAGATGGAATTTATATTCTATGGGAATATACGGCAACTAGAATAGCTTATTATACGAAAGAGTGGGAAAGATATGTACATTATGATTATCCAACTTTACCTGTTTTAAAACAAGATTCTGAAAAAAATATAGACAATTTAGAACTACCTTTAGGTGGAATATCGGTTTCCAAAGATTTATCGGAACGAGAATTTAAATTATCGCTGCCTACTTTACCTTCTGAAAAACCACGATACGGTTTCAAAATTACAAAGAAACCAGATGCAATTGATATTTTACACCAACTCATACCAACATCAGTAAAAGAAGAAACAAAAGTTCCCAAGATTGAACATTTGATTTGGCAAATTGAATTTTGTTTACGGTATTTTGATTTGAAAAAACATGGACGTAAAGGAAAACGTTGGTTTTTAAACCCAGTCGAAGTGATTCAAAATGTAGCTAGAAACTTTAATTTAATCAATGAAAATTTAAAAGAAAAAGAGAAAGATAAAGAAAAAAAAGAAAAGAAAAAAAAATAAATTTAGAAAAAGTTCCATGATTTTGGTTGACGTCTAATTTGGTGTTTTACTACATTTTTAATTTAGAGCATAACTTTTACTACTTCCTTGAGAACACCAATATTTTTTTTTAAATAAATAATTGAGTTAAAATAAAGAATAGTATCGCTATATACTATGCTATATACGGATTCACTGTTGACAAAATCGGTTCAAATACCCATGTCAGAGTGTGGAAAAAATATAACTGAAATTTTAGAACATACGTTACGACCGTTAGAAGGAAAATGTGTTACCGAAGGATATGTAAAAAAGGGCTCTATTCATGTAGTCAGTTTTTCAAGCGGTATTATGAAAGACCAATATGTTGTTTTTACAGTTGTGTTTGAATGTAAAATAGCTGTTCCATTCAACAATCAAGAATTAAATTGTATTGTTGAAACCAATACCATTGCAGGATTACAATGTAAATTATATCCAGATGATGAATCTCCTTTTATTATATTTTTAGCAAAAGACCATCACATGGAAGATAAAACCTTTTTCGATTGTACGATAGGTTCTATTTTAAAAGTAAATGTTATTGGAAAACGATATAGCGTGAACGATACAACTATATCTGTTATTGCCAAATTGTTATCCAAAGAAAAGTAAAAAATGGGCCGAAGCTCTTTTTAAATTATTTTTTAGTCTTGGATATTTTTGCTGGAATTAAATCTTTACCAGATGTTGCCCCCTATTTAGAAAGTTCTGGTGCTCCTCGGGTCGCGACTTCATAGTTTGAAGTTTTATTTGAGCCTTTAGAGTAGCCATGTCTTTGTAAGTAGGACTGTTATTGTATTTTAATACAATAAACTAACATAATACATTTCATTTTTTTTTAAGAATTGTATATAGTATGAAAATTGAATTATTATTACTAGCAGGAACTATTTTTTTTATTATGGATACGATGCATGATGGTAAATATATGAACCAAGTAAAATCGTATAAAAAATATTTGAAAATTGTAGGAATTGCTTTTGCTGCATATTCTATGTACATGTTTATCAAAAAAAATCCGTCTGAATCCAGGTCAATGATAGGACATTTAAATGGTATGGTTCGATATATGCCTTTAGACAAAACATCGAAAGACTTGTTTACACCTTTTTTAGATACACATTTAGTTCCACCACAAGAACAAAGAATTATGGCATCTGGTGGTGATTCTACTACACGAAGTGTAAGTGGTACCAAAAAAAAATATGTAGCAGCAAGTCAACAATGGAAATGTAACGGTTGTCAAGGAACATTAGATGCATGGTACGAAATTGACCATAAAATAAGGCTTGCTGATGGTGGGTCAAACCATATTAATAATTTAGTAGCGTTATGTAGAAATTGTCATGGAAAAAAAACAATGATTGAAAATTTTTAACTTTTTTATAAAGTAAATGTATCATGCCAGTAGGACCTACATTACCATTTATTCCTTCCATATCATCTAACATTATTTTTTACATATTAATTATTATCATCTTTGCTATTATCTATTTAATTTGGATAAAACCTTATAACAATATTGTTCAAAATGCAAAAGATATTTACCAATCTTCGTTGAATACCATCAATATCACCTATGGTAGTCCAAAAAAAGAGGCAGAACAAGCAGCTCAAACGGCGTTAGATACTTGGAATATATTTTTAACTAAAATTTATAAAATTATTATTGAATCTTTACTAATCATTAGTGGTGTATTATTCAATTATTATAAAGGTTCTATGAATACATTTAGTATTGGTGTTAATTTACTTATTCTCGGAACTATGTTATTTGAATATTTTTCAGACATACTAGATAATTGGTTAAAAAGTAAGTTGAATGATATCAACGCTTCTGCTTCTAAAAATACAGAAGACAATACAGGAGAACATCACAAATCATTAGCATTATTTATTTCAGGCTTAATGTGTCTTGCATCTGTCTTAGGTAAAATAAAATACGGGGATAGTGTATTTATAACAAGTGGTGTTGTATCTTTTGTGTTAAGCATGCTAACTTTATTCAATGCGAATTTTAATTCAACTGCAGCTTTAATTTGTTTTTCAATTATAGGTATATTGTCTATTTTTGCTGCAGTACGGTATGATAATCAACTTTTTTATGCAAGTTTTGTTATTTCAGCAATTATTTCTGTTATGTCTGCGTTCAATATATCTAGTTTTGATTCAGAACCCTATATTTTTATATTATTTTTTTTGGCTAATATACCATTTGTTACTCTCTTCATGTACAATATAAATTTACAAAATTCAAAAGATACTGCAATTTACATACCGTTACTTATTGCATTTTATATGTTGTCTATTATTATATTGAGTATAATAGGGACCGTCGATTTATCTTTGAATACAAATTTGTTCGTTATCGTATCTATTATTGGTTTCAGTATTTTAAATTATGCAAAATCATTACAAGATTCTATTTATAAAACATTTCTATTGGTAGTTGCAATGATTATATTCTTTTTTATTGCGTTACATTATATTCTTGTATCTCAACAATGGATTTTCTATATGATTGCATTTATTGGTATAATGTATATGATTATGAAACGTTCTCCAAGTACTGTGAAATCCATAAATCAAAATAGTAAAGTTACTAACAAAGAAATTGTACTTATTAGCGGTGAAATTTTGTTTATATTAACCTACATTTATATTCGAAGCATTGCAAAAAAAGTGTATACTAAACATGGACAACTTATTGTCAATAATCCTGTATCTTTACATGAACTAAAAGTGGTTAAAATAGATGAAACAATCAACTATGATTATGGTTTGTCATTTTGGGTTTATATTGACGCAATGAACCCAAGTTCTAGTCCACAAGCGAATGAATACACTACTATAATATCCTATGGAGATGCACCACGTGTTAGTTACAATAGTACATTGAACACAATGAAAATTACTATTAAAACAGAATCTAAAAAAATAAAATCGGTAGATGAAATAAAATCGTTACCTTTACAAAAATGGAATCATATTGTATTAAATTATTTGAACGGAACATGCGATGTGTTTGTAAACAGCGAATTGCATGCAACAAAAATAGAAGTAATACCAGTAAAAGAAAGTGAAAAAATATTTGAAATAGGAACACAAGATGGTATTCAAGGAAAAGTATGTAATGTTATCTTTTTTCAAGAACATCTTAATTCTTCAAAAATAAAAGAGTTATATAATGAATTTTCTTACAAGAATCCACCTACTATTTAAATAATGTATAACTAGCTAAACACGAATGAACGTATTGCAATAATTGTATACGTTCTATATTATACGGTCGAATCATGGCAATGGCTTCATCATAGCTAACCCATTTCATATCAGATACTTCTGATTCTTGAAATTTGTGTTTTGCTATTATACTAGTACTAAATCCAATATAATATTTGTGTGTATAGGATTTATAATTAGACCCCATGAAAATTTCTTCATAAGGTAAGATATTTTCTATTAATTGTAAATTATGTTTATCATAACCAGTTTCTTCTTCATATTCGCGCAACGCACATGACAATTCTGTTTCGTATGGATTACGTCTACCCTTTGGAAATCCCCACTCGGGTGTTTCCCATGTAGATGTACTGGATTCTATTAAATCATTCAAACAAATAAATTGATTATCTACCATATACCCTTTTTTAATCATATTAAATTTATCTCTAGCATGTAATTCATCCATAGAATGGTCAGACGAAATACCCCATAAATCGCACCATAATGTATTAAAATCCTGTTCTAATATATTTTTTTTTTCAGTAAGTGTCATTTCATGAATTAAGTTATTTATATTTTTCAAATGTTGAAATGAATATTTTCCTCGAATAAAATCAGTAAATCCCAATGTTTTACGACGACATATCATTAAATATTTTTCATTCATAATATGAATAATACCGTAACTTGTAATCGGCATAATACATGTTTTTGAACTATGTTTTGATTTATTGCAATTGATACACCGTTTCATACGTTTTCATGTAG